GAACTCCTGTACAGCAGGTAAGTTGAATGAAGAAGATGATGAAGAACAGGACAATAAGCGACTTAATTATCAAATGCTCCAAACATTGCACTCTATGACTAACAGCGAACTATCAACTATTGCAGATGAAACAATTAAAGAAATTGAACTCATTGGCAAGGATCAAGATGTTATGATGAATATTTTAGGTGTTGATAAGAAGAAAACCTCACTACAAAAAGCCCTATCAATCTATCCAGAATTACTTCAAGACAGTTACACTCAACAACAAATCAAAGAAAAGAAGAAATATCTTGTAAAGGACGCTAGAGCAGGAAAACTTAAAGTAGACAGTTCATACACATTTGTTATTCCAGACCTCTATGCATTCTGTAATTGGTTATTTGTTGATAAAAGTGAAGTAAAGGGACTATTGAACGATGGTCAAGTTTTCTGTAAATTATATGGAAATCAAGAATTAGACCTATTAAGAAGCCCACATCTATACATCGAGCATTGTCTAAGACAGAATGTAATTGATGAAATTAAATCTGAATGGTTTACTACAAATGGAATCTACACAAGTGCTCAGGATTTAATTAGTAAATTGTTAATGTTTGATAATGACGGAGATAAGTTACTTGTGGTAGCAGATGAAACAGTTATTAAAGTAGCCAAAAGACAGATTGAACAAGATAACGTTGTTCCTTTATATTATGAAATGGCTAAAGCAAAACCTGCAAAGATTACTAATCAATCAATCTGTGACACGTTAATGCTTGCATATGAAGCCAATATTGGACTAATTAGTAATCTGATTAGTAAAGTATGGAATCAAGATAAGCCAGACATTGAATTAATTAAATTATTAGTTATGGAATCAAATTTTGAGATAGATTTCGCAAAAACTTTATTTAAGCCAACTAGACCTGACCATATCAATAAAAAGGTTGAGAAGTATGAAAATCAACGCCTACCTTACTTCTTCAAATATGCAAAGAATAAGAAACGTGTATTGGCTAAGAATGAGAGTGTAGTCAATCGTTTGGAAAAGATCATTGTAAATAAAAGAATCCATTTTGCTGATATGGACATGAAGAAGTTTGACGCTGACTTTCTTATTGATAACACAAGTAACCGTATTGACAGTAAACTTGCTCAACAGATTATTGCAAAGCATGATGAATTGAACAGAAATAAATTTAAGAGTATCAACAAGGCAAAGAAGGAAGTTGATAACAAGCAAGTTACATCATATGTCTATAAGCAAATTAGAAAAGAGTTATTGACAATTTGTGACAATCCTTACTATGTATCTGATATTCTTATTAAGCACCTTTACGGTAGTGATTCGGCTTATAAATCTACACTATGGACTTGTTTTGGAAAGGAAATTGTCGCCAATTTAGAAGGGTATAAAACTTGTGAATGTGATAGACGTTATAAACCAACTAAACAACGTCAAGAGAGATGTATTCCATGTCAGAAGAAACGTGATAAAGAGAAAGCAAGAGAACGTCAACAGAAGAAGAGAGCGAAAGAAAAATTGTCACGATGAGTTTTACCTCTATAAACCTTGATACATAAGGGTTTATAGAGGTTATTTTTATTTAATTTTGACATACTCAGAAAGTCAGTGTTTGTCTATGTTTCTAGGTGTTGATAACAGGGAGATAATGGTGTATATGGAAGTAGAGAACTATTTACACGTGAAATCTATTTCCATTATTGATTGCCATTTTAATTTTCTTCACAAATCCCTCCTAGATTGTGATGAAACCAATGTGTTCATTTTTGAATACACCCTTCTGATAAGAGTGGGTTGCACGCCTACTCTTCCTTCCTTTTTTTATTAGTCATATTTATGACTTAAATATATTGTAATGGAGTTGAGCACATGATTGATTTTATCAGTTCAATACCTCCAGATTTAACAGCAATTCCATTTGTCCTAGCAATGTTTGCATGGTTGTTGAAGAAAACAATAGATAGAGCAGATATGCGTGAAGATAAGTTGATAGAACAGATTGAGAAACAAAATGCTCAAATGGATAGAATTGTCGATTCATTAGAGAGTTTAGAAGAACAAGTAAGACAATTGAAAGGGGTTAAGTAATGGACATTAGCACACAAGGTTATGACAATCTACGCTCATACATTCAAACAAACTGGAAATACCTCGAATTACAATCCTCTACAGGTACACCCATTCTACGTATTACAACTTCAGATAGCCGTTTAACTATTTCAAATGCTAATGGAAAACTTACATACGTATTAGTTCTAAAGGGTTCAGATGCAGGAATTACAATTGGAACTGAAGTTGGTAAGAGTGCTATTTTCAATGTTGCAAGTGGTGGAACTGCTTATTCTACTGAAACATTTACATCATTTACATTCGCAGGTACACAAGATGAATTGACTGTAACACATGAATTACAAGTTCCAAAGGTGAACTAATATGTTAGGGCTAGGTACAGTTGAAAGTCCTTATATTATCTCAACCGCACAGGACTTACAGAATGTACAGAATGATTTATTAGCAAATTATGAGTTAGCCAATGATATTGATTTAACAGGTATTAACTTTATTCCTATTGGCGGTACATCACTTTCGCAAGATCAGGCGTTCAAAGGAATATTTGATGGTAAAGGTTTTAAGATTATTAACCTTAAAATTAATCAAACAACTAATTATGCAGCGTTATTTAGTTATGTGTACGGTGGAACTATTTTAAATTTAGGACTTGAAAATGTAGATATTACAGGTGGTCAGTATTCAGCAGCGTTATCAAGTTATTGCTTTTCAAATTCAACAGTTAAACAATGTTATGCCACAGGCAAAGTGTATTGTACTCAATATTATACAGGTGGGCTTATTGGTGGTAACAGTGGAACATTGGTTGAAGATTGTTGGACTAATGTAGCAGTTACATGTACAACCACAAATGCAACATATATGAAATATACAGGTGGTTTTGCTGCAAGGGATTCAGGTTCGAGTATATTCAGAAGATGTTTCTCATTAGGAACTGTCAAGAATGGTACAACAAGTGCAAAAGGGTTCTTAGGTAATCCAAATGTAACGACAAGTTCATCGAGAACTCTCTTTCCGTCTACTTACTATGATAAGACAACAAGTGGATGTACAACAGATGGAGAGAGTGGAGTAGGTGCAGTAGGGTACACAACGAGTCAAATGCAAACATCATCTACTTATTTTGCTTATGATGGCGTAGACACATGGTATATATCAGATGGAAGTTATCCTACATTACAGGTATTTGATAAGACGATTGTTCAAATAGTTAACGTGATTGTTCAAAGTACAGTCGAAACCATTCTCGGACAGTCGAGCACAGTTAAGACCAGCCGAAGACAGTCGAGCATGGGCATTGAAATTAACGCTTCAAATTACACTGTAAGGAACGTTAAGAGGTTCGGTAATGGTTTTACCTATGAATTATACGCAACGGCTACAGAAGAAAGCAGGAGCGTTAGAAGCATATATGTGAATGTTTCGTCTGATATTAGCCCTATTTATGCATTGAATAAACGTAAAGCAAAGGTTAAAAGGGTTAATGTATCTAGTGTGGATAGAATTGAAGGAATCATTAATTTTATTGGTAATCAGAAGCCAAAACAGGTTATTGGACTTTCTTTCTACAAAGACCATTATTCACATTATGACTTTTGGACAAATAATTCCGAATGTTCATATGAGGTGAGCACTTCTAATGCATCTACAAATGAAAATGATACGGTTTGCAATGTTATAGAAAATAGGTCAAGTGTGGAGGTGAGTTAATGGCTTTTAGTGGTGATACAGTACGCCTACAGGTTAGATTTAAAGATTTTGACGATGTTGCGGTTAATCCAACTAACATTGAATTAATTATTTATGATACAAGTAAAAATCAAATTGATGAGATTATTATTAATGACACCAATAAGATTGATGAAGGTGTCTATTTTTATGACTATGTACTTCCAGAAGATAAAACAGAAATTGTTTTTGAGTTTAAAGGTACTCATAATGAAAAACCTATCCTCACTAGGGGAAATATACCGATTAAAATTTAGGAGTGAATGAGAATGGAAGAAAATAATCAGAATCAGCAACAACAAGAAGAACACGTTGAAACAGTAGCAAAGGTAGAATATGACGCTCTTGTGACTGAACGTGATGAACTTCTTCAATACAAACCTAAAGAGTTAACAGAAGAAGAAGTAAAGGCACAACAGGACAGAGAAGCATTTGAAAAAGAAAAATTAGAGTTTGCTATTGAGAAAGCAGGGTTAACTGACTTTGCTGAATTTATTAATAGTCAAGAAGAAATTGAAGCATTTCAAGGTCTTGTTAAGCAAATCGAAGACAATGTAAAGAAAGCCCTTGCCTATAAGCCAGAGAATCATAAACAAACAGATGAATATTCACAGTTTGCACAAAAAGGTGATACAAAAGGCATGATTGCTACTAAACTACAAGGTTTATTTAAGTAACACCTGTCTTTATGACAGTTAAAATAAAATAAATTAAATTAAAACTAAAGGAGAAATGAAAACATGTTTAAATCTAGTAACTTCACAAAATTAGAGCAAGTATCATTAGCAACAGAAATCGCAAAAATTGGTGTACAAGAAACACCGTTAACATCTTTACTAATGGCAAAAGGTAACGTTGAAAAAGCATTATCTACTGTATACACATGGAGAGAGAAAACTCTTGACACTACTGATGATTTAAGTGCTGTTGAGGGTTCTGACGATATTACTTTCCACGAAACTGCTCGTGCAGAACTTTCTAACATTCTTGAAATCTTCAAGAAAGGTGCTCAAATCTCTGGTACGGCTGTTGCAATGAAATCTGGTCAATTTGCTGAAGAAATTGCAGACCGTTTACTTGAATTGAAAATCAATATGGAGAAGAAATTCATCATTGGTGTTAAAGCAGATGGTTCTGTAACTCCATTCAAACGTCAATTATCAGGTTTATTAGAGTTTGCTGACCCTACAAACGCTGTAGCAGTAACAGGAGAAGTAACGGAAGCAGACGTTAAGAAAGTAATGCGTAACCTATGGGAGAAAGATTTAGGCGCAGGAAACTACTATGCATTTGTTAATGCTGATGTTAAAGAATCTATCGACAATATCTACAAAGATCGCTACGGATATAACCACGTAACAACTTCTTTCGGACTATTAGTAGATGAAATTGCTACTAACTACGGTAAAGTTCAATTCGTTCTTTCTAAACATGTTCCAACAGACAAAATGATTGTGTTTAATGACGCTTACCTTGATATTGTTAACCTACGTGAAGCACACTTTGAACCACTTGCTAAAACAGGTGATAATGTTAAAGGTCAAGTTATTGCTGAAAGTACATTGAAATTCGGTTCTAAGAAAGCATTTGCTGTAGTAACAGTATCTTAATATCAAATATCAATAAGAGGACATTTGCCTAGTGCAGTGTCCTTTTATTTTTTAATTTTAATCAAAGGAGCGTGAAGGAGGATGATAACAGATAGAGAATTTTATTTCCTAAAACGTAAAAAATCGAAGATAACAATGAGTGAGATTGCTAGTGCTATAGGATGTAGTCAAAGTTTAATTTCACGTTATGAAAGTGGTCAAAGGGAGATGAATAAAACCTTAATCAGTCAGTATAAACAATATATTGACAACAAAAATTAATCAGAAGGATGTGTGCAAAAGTGAATAATGTGTAATGTCTCCTTGTATGCCTGTTATGGGTGTCAAGGAGATTTTTTATTGATCGATTGTACTTGATGGAACAGGGAGCGTACTAATTCGCTTATATTATGAAAAATAAACTTAAAACCCTGTTTCCAGAATGGTGTGCAGATTACGAAAAGAGCAAGCATAGTACCATATTGACAGATGATTTAGATTCATTAATGACTTGTGCAATAGAGAAGCATGTAAAATCAAATAATATTAATTACTTTTATAATTTCAATGAACTGTACGTAGCAGATAAGGACGATAAAAGAAAGGCAATTGGATGTGACTTAGCATTAACAAGAGGTAAATCATGGTGTAATCATGTTGTACGCATTCAAAAGAGTGATACAGTAAATCCTCAAACAGCCAATATCAATGCCTTATTAAATGTGTCCAGAGAGAACTACACGAAAAAGTACGCAGGTTCAGCAGCACTCACCGCATGGTGTTATTATGACCTTCCCCTTCCCCCTACTAGAGAAGGTCAACTACTGTTAATGTCCATTGACTCCGCATACAAAGGACACTATAGCCCCTATTTTAAATCTACTCATAACGCCTATTTGGAAATGATGGGAATACCTCAAATAATTGATTTACTCAACGATACTACAGTTAAAGAATTCGACTACATAAAAAACAAATACAATTCATACTCCAAAATAAAGTTAGACCCCAACGGTAAATTAACCACACATATTAACCTCCAAGAAATACAGAAGTTATTTAACTTTGAAATATCCCTTCCCCAACAACAATTTCAATTAAGAAATAAATTTGAATACAAACGACACGATATCACTGGTAGTGATTCAAAAGATGATATTGAAAAATTAATCAGTTTTGCATTGGTTTATAAAAACGTTGCAAGTTATACCAAATATTAATCAGAATGGGAGCAATTAATCATGAAAAACCCTATTAATCAATTACAAGAAGGCGTTAATAAAATACAGTCAATTGTTGAAGATTTCGATAAAACTCGTAGAGAATCAAGAATTAAAGAACAAATGTTAAATGATGAATTTTCAGCACTATGTAGAATGCTGTTAAATGATATTAAGGAAGGAAGAACGGTATGAACATATATGACGCATTGAAACAAACTGAAAGTAAAAAGGCAGAGTATTTTAAATGGAAACATGATCTACGCTTTAATCGTACATTACCTAAGAAATCAGAAGAAGAATTCTTGAAGCAAGTAGAGCGTAAGACAATGAACGGTTTTATTAAGTGGGAGAAAACACAAGAGTATAAGGCATTGTTATTACTTATGCTAGGTACTCAAACGGCTAATGATTTAAATGAAGTGTATCAAGCAGTATTAGAGAAAGCCAAACAAGGTGAGGACGTAAATAATTTTATTAAGTTACACAAAGAAATTAATGAAAGTGCAAAGTTAGCAACGGAAATATTTAAACCTACAGTAGTAAAAGAAGAAGTTAAACCAACTAGAAAATTTAATCTTGATTAAGGCACTCTTTTGAGTGTCTTTTTCTTTTTTCGGGAAGGAGCGAACATATGGATAAAGCATTAAAGAAGGTTCTCGGTGACTTTCGATTATTTGCAAAGAATTTTATAGAGATCATTGATAATGAAAGTAATTCTGTTCCTTTTGTATTGAATGCAGAACAAGAGCAGTTTTTAAATGAAATGGAAAAGTTTAACATTATCTTAAAAGGGCGACAAATTGGTTTCACAACCTTTTCATTAGCGTATATGTTATATCTTGCATGTACTAAGCCCAACACATCGTACATAATCGTTACACATCATAATAGTGTTACAACAAAACTATTTAATAAATTAAAGAAGATGTATGACTCATTACCACATAAAGACGAAGACCTACAGGGCATCTTCCCTAAGATTAAGATAAACAACAGAGACGAACTTTCTTTAACTAATGGTAGTGTTATTGCAGTTGCTACAGCACAGGGAGAAGATAGTTTTCGTGGTAATACGTTTCAATTGATTCACTTCTCAGAAATGGCTTTCTATCCAGAGAGTAAACAAGAGGAAATCATTGCTTCTGCTATTCCTGCATTGGCTAAGAATCCAAATTCAGCAATTATCATTGAATCTACAGCCAATGGTTTGAATGAGTATCAAAAGATGTTCACAAAAGCACATAGAAGCAAAGAATCAGTATGGAAAGCACACTTTTATAGTTGGCTTGCAGAAGCATATCATAAACAATTTAAACATCAATTTGATGAAGCAGAAGTATGGTATAAGTCACATAATAAAGGCAAGCGTTTATCTAAGAGTGATTTAGAACTTGAAGAAGTGTATCTACATGAGCAACAGAAAGCGTCATTCAGACAGTTAATGTATAGACGATATTACATAGAATTGAACTCATTAGATAAGTTTAAGCGTGAGTTTCCTAGTAATCCAGATGAAGCATTCTTGACCACACATCAGAGCATATTTGATATGGGTAAGATTATGGAGCGCATACAGAACGCTTTACCTCCTATGGCTACAAAAGAAGTAAAACCTCTAATACCTCTTAAATTACAGAAACACCTCAATAAAAACCTATTCATATTTAAATTACCATCGGTAACTAAGGTTGTTGAAGGAAATACAGTCAAGGAAATAAAGAATAAACATTATGCAGGAATAGACGTTGCAGCAGGAGTAAAACGTGATAATTCTACTTGTGTAATCTTTGATAGTGAAGGACAACAGATGTGTTCATGGTATTCAAATGATATTCCTACATATGAGTTTGCAGAATTAATGAATGAACTGTGTAGGTTCTATAACTATGCCTATACCTGTGTTGAGCGTAATAGTTATGGATTACCTGTACTAGAGAAAATGCGTAATGATTATGGCTACATGAATCTATATAGAGAACGTTTATTTAATGAACAAGGAAAGAAAAGAGCACAGTTTGGATTTCAAACAACAAATGTATCTAAACCTGTTGCTATTGAAGATTTTAAAGAACAATTTGAATTAGGATTCATCAACCTTGAATGTATTACATTATTAGAGGAAATGAAGATTTATCAAGACAATAACGGCAAGATGGGCAATAAGAAAGGTGATGATCTACATGATGATTTAGTAATGGCTACAGCAATGGCAATACAAGCAATTAAACGTAACATCTATTATGTAGAAATTTGATAAGGAGTTGAAACAATGAATTTACAAGAATATGCTAATGCTTATTATGAAGGTGATTCGGAATGGTATGTTGAAGAAGTATCAAAATATCAGCACCAAGAACGAATCCATAAGGTAAATAACTTAAAAGAGTACCTAAATGGCGACCATAAAGTTAATTATCTACCGTCATATAAGTACAATGGTAAAGAAATTGAACCAAAGAAGATTGTTCTCCAATATGCTAAAACTATCCTCAACTTTCAATCCTCATTCCTTTTAAAGAATCCAGTTAGTTTAACAGGTGAAAAGAAAGTAGTTGAAGAGTTTCAAAAGGTTTATAAGAAAGCAAAGTACAATCGATTGAATAAGAAGATACTTGAAAAGGTAGCAAAGTTTGGCGAAGTGTATGAGTATCTATATTTAGATGGTGATGAAGTTAAATCATATATCATTGATCCAAGTGAAGGATATCCAATCTATAATCATGAGAATACATTAATTGGATTCATTGAAGCGTACATACACGATAATATCTCTTACTATACTGTTTATTCTAATGAATATGTAGAACAATACAGTAATGAAGGTGGGGAACATCATTTAGTTAGTCGTAAGGTTAATTTAAGTGGGCTACCTATTGTGTATCGTAATGATAATAATGAATTAAGTGATATTCAAGGTAGAAGTGATTTAGATGATTATATCAGCATTTTAGATAACTTAGAGGAATTAGTCAGCAAGTTCACAGATAGTGTACACAAATTCCATAATCCTATTCCTGTAGTAGTTGGTCAAGATTTGAAAGGTGAAGGAGTAGATAAGAATATAGCAGGTGGAGGTATACGCTTAGATTTAGATGGTGACTTTAAGTTTGTTACTGGTGCAGTAGACACAGAAGCATTTGAAGTATCATATAAGACATTACTACAATCACTATTAGATGTAAGTAGTACACCTGCCGTATCTATGAATAAGACAGACATTAGTAATCTTAGTGAAGTATCTATTAAGTTACTGTACTCATTGGCTGAATTGAAGGCAGGGTTGAATGAATCATTTATGCGTGATGGTATTGAAGAGAGACATGAGAAGATACGTGCATTGTTATCTTATGTTGGTGTTGTATTCAGTAATGATGTGTATGAGTCGCTTGATATGGTGTTCCATTATGCTATGCCTCAGAATGAAGGAGAGATTATTAATAACCTTAAGACATTAAGAGAAATAAAAGGTATTAGCCAAGAGTCAGTGTTAGAACAGTCACCGTATACTGCTAATGCTAAACAGGAGTTAAAGCGACTAAATGCTGAAGATGATAAAGAGATAAATACGCCTAAAGGTAAAGAGGTAAATAGTCAGGATATAAATGGAAATAATGCAGATGGTGAAAATGTACTGAATGAGTAATAAATGTAATTAATGAAGTAAAGGTAAAGTGAGCGTGGAGAGATGCATAAGACGTTTAATAAGAATGCTGATATAGTGGGGATTATAGTGTAGAGTGTTATGTTGTCTTACGCGTTCATGTTACCCTAGGGGGTATATTAATAATAAAAAAGAGAGTTTCATTGTGTGTCTCTCTTTTAATTTTTAAAAAATCAATAATATGCCCATCATATCCGTATGCATTATTTTATTCATGCTATTCATTAAAATGTATGGAGTATTAGTGTAAGGGTAAAAGTGTGGTTACTATAGCAATATTCATTGAAGAATGCTGTTATATCAACGTTTGTAGGGTATAATGCATAATTTATAAGTGTGGTTTAATGTGAGTGTGATTGATGGTAATTATAAACAATAGTTCAAGAATGGCTCTATATCAACGTTTGTAGATTATTGAGAATGATTACTAGTAGACATAATGTATGTTCTCGGAACCAAATCTATTGTGGTTTGTCAAATCCACAACTTATTTATTGGTTGAATATACATAAATATGCATACATCAATACCCCACTTTCAAGAAAATTCGCCATAACATATCACTTTACACACCCACGAAAAAATTTGATAAAAAGGAGTGTTCCAATGATTACCAATTTACAACGCTTAGAAATGGAAACAAAAGGTATCAATATTGATCAAAATGAATTAATTATCCACCTATCAGAAAATGGACTTAATCCACATGAGGAATATACTGCTACATCATCTACTGCTAAACGTAATATTTATAAGTGTGCATTATCTATTCTTGAAGGTATTGCTAATAATCCTCAGACAATGAAAAACTATACCATCGATGATACAACAGTGTCTTATTTTCACAATAACCTCATGACACGTATTCACGACTTAGAACGTAAAATTAGAACTATGCAAGACGATGATACTAATACTAACGGTAACTTCTTCATGCTATTCAGTAATTAAGGGGGATATTATGTTTAACTTATTTGATTTTCAAGATGAAGATTTATCATTCCTTATTAATGAAACAGGTCAAAGCGTAACAGTTAATGGTATTCCAGATAAAGTATTAATTACAAATAAATCAATTGGAGAATTTGAACAACGCTATATTCATTCACCTGATATTATTAATCGTGGTTCTTTAGTTGAATGGAATGCTAATAAATATTTAGTCATATCTGAAGCATTGGAAAAACGTGGTGGTAAGTACAAGGTTATTATGAGAAATTGTAATGGTGAAATTGATTTTGATAAAGTTGAAGAAGTTCTTATTGGCTATGATGAACTTGGCAGACCAGTATATGAAGAAAGAGTAACTGGAACTGAACGTGTATATGGTATTGTAGATAAACGATCATTAACAATAACTTCAGACGCAGCAGTTAACTTAATTGATGGAGATTTTACATTGACTGTTCAAGACAATGAATTTAATCGTGAGAAGTTTCAATTAGATACTCAATTTGAAATGTACGGTGAGAATTATCGTGTAAGTAATTTTAATTACACAAAGAAAGGTGTCATTGAATATTACATTAAATATTATGCTAGTTGAACCTAAGTGAAATCAGCATTTTTTCGACATATACTCAAGTTCAACTATAGTTCATCTGAATAATCGTGCAAAGAATCCCTTTTTCTCTTTTGCAGTAGCAGTTAATTGTTTAGTTTCTTGTAACTGTCTGATACTTTCAACGATACGCTTATCTCTTTCAGATAATTTTTTATCTATATATTCCTGTTGTGCTAATATCAATTCTTTAAGTTGTTTTACTTCGCTTAGAATCGTATCATATCGGTCATTTTCCTTTAGCGTATCGACTTCCGATTCGTTCAATATCGCTTCATTATGGCTAATGGTATGCTCTCTTATAACCTTCTCAGCGATACTCTCTATATTCATACCTGTATCGCTTGATAACTCTTTCATACGCTTAAATAATTGAATATCCGTATCGGTGTATGTTCTGAATCCTCTATCATTCTTAATGAATTTATATGACTTTATTTCCAATGCCTGTGCATATTTCCTAACGGTAGGTGTAGCGATTTCTACGATATTAGCAATATCTTTCGTAGCGTACTCCTTCATATTGAATCACCTCATTGTTTATCTTACTACATTTTAGTGATATTTACCTTTTTCTATTGTGTTATTATCTGAATAAATGTACAATAAGATTAACAAAAAAATGGACGAAAAAAAGAACAAAACTGTGAAATGTTGTGCTTCCAACACTCATTCACCGTTAAACCCTACTAGCACTAGGGCATAACACTTGTTTTGTCCTTCATTCATAAGTTTATGTCTTTATGTAAAATATTATACTATAGACATAGTTATGATTCAAGGATTTTTGAGCAATGTTTGCCTATTTAATGTAGGTAGATATTGCTCTTTTTTATGTTCTAAAGGGGAATAGGATATGAAAACAGGTAAAGTACAGAAATTTAAGTCATTAAGTCAGTTTAAGAGTTTAAAGGATTTCAATAACAATATAGAAATGTGGATGTGTGATTATAAGAAGGAATTTACTAAAAGTGAATTGATCGCATTTAATCGTCTTAAACGTTTCGCTGCTAAAGTGTATGGAATTGCTAATGTAAGTATCAATAAGTTATCAGATGTATCTAAGGATATGGATGGAGCAGGTGTAAGTCGTTCTACAATCAAACGTATGCTACGTAAAGCAAAGAAGTTTGGTATTATCACAGTTTATGATACGGAAAGAGTCGATGGTTCAACGTCAACCAACGTCTATGTTTTTAATTGTTATTCAATTGAACCATGCACCCAAGAACAAGAAGTGTCAGAAAGCCCAGTATATCAAGAAGAAGTTGTTGAGCAATTGAACCACCATGAAACAGAGAATAAATCTAAAACAAACAATATCTTAAATAAACGTAGAAGAAACGTCTATAAGGGTATTCCTTTAGTGTTTCAAGAGTATTTAGGGGCTTATTATTCACCTAAACAAGTAAAAGAGTTCTGGAAGTGTGTAAAATACTCCACACAATCCTTACCTGACTATTCTACGGCTGATAAGATACATTTAGGTATTGACGCAATTAGATTCATGAGAGAGCAAATTAGAGACGGATATAAGGTTAGGAAAAGCATATTCAGTTATTACTATGGAATTGTTAACGGTATATTGGACAGAGAGTTTATTATGTCTGAAGGTGCTCATTTGGACATTCTTGTAGGTTAGGTTCAATGTGAACTAGACCTTGTACTACGCCTATATCAATATATTAATTTAGCGTTTCCCGAACTGTCCTATTGGTTTCCCAGTCGTTTCCCAACGTTTCCCGAACCTTGTACATTGCGTTTCCCAACCACGTTTCCCAGCGTGGGAAACCTATTTGCGTTTCCCAGAGCATCGGAAACCTAAAATGGGAAACCTTCCAAAGTGGGAAATCTGAGTTTAAGTTTTATTTTTCTCTAAAAATATCGGCTAAAATTTTGAGTTTTATTTTGAGTAAAAAAATCAGAAAAAATTCAACGAAAAACTGAAGAAATAAATTAAAAAATTGTACTATAGAGTAACAAATTAATTGTGGACAGTTAATGGTATTTATCAGTATGAATAGTCATTTTGAAATAGAGTGGTATGTAGCAGTATGGATGTCCACAAATAGAAATCCAAAACTAGCGCTTTAGAAATCGCTTGAACACAGTGTTATTGTAACGTTTCTTGAAATTTTTCAAAAAGTTGTACTACATGAAGTAGAATTTCGGTATGTAGCAGTATGGATAGCGTGTATAAATAGGAATTAAATGTGAAGTTTTAGAAACCCTTATGAAACCTACATTTATCAATGGATCAAGAGAATAAATTGAAAAATTGTACTATAGAAGAGGACATAAAAAAGGGACTCACTTTTAAAAAGTGAATCCACTCAATTAATGGAATTTTTAGTACAGGCACGCAAGGGAAGCCCACCTGCAAATTCTATTATATTAGGTTTGTAAGCAATTTCAATGCACAAATGTAACCAATATTAACCATTTTCATACTTATCTGCATAATCCTTCAAAACCGTTTCCAGTAGGTTGTTGAAACTTCTGTTTTGGTCTTTAGCGATTTTATCTAATTTTTCCTTTAATTCCTTTTGTAATCTGAAATTAGTTGCTACTTTATCCTTTGATAATCCCATGTTTAACTACCTCCAAAAAATATTTGATAAATTTATAATAACATGCTTCCAATGTGTTGACAAGGTGGTAGCAAGGTGGTAGTATTAGGTTATAGCCAAGCAAGACGGGCTAAAACTTAATCAGATGAAAAGGGGAAATTAAAATGACAATTAATCAAATGAATGCATGGTCAGTAAATTATTTAGAAGAAGCAGCAGAGGAAAATGTAATTGAAATGTTAGATCAGTATGAAGCGTTTTTAAGTGGAAATGAAAAGGAGAGATAAACATGAATGAAAGAAAGGATTTATTCTTTTGTTATGAAAAAGAGAAATGCGATTTCTTATTAGAAAAAGGTTTTAAATTTATCACCAAAGCACGACACCATAAAACTTATAAATTGTTCACGCTATGGAGAATTACAAAAGAATTTGATAAAGCAGTTAAGGAATATGACTCTATATAAAATACATCTTTTACATTAATATTGTACATTGAAAACTCTATATAAAATACCTCTTTTACACAGAATTTAAGTAGTAAATAAATTAATGTAAAATATAACTTTTACACAGAAATCTAATGCAGTAAATTTTCTTTAGGTAATCAGTAGATAATGATTATCTGAGGATTATATACAGCAGTTCATACTGATTATCTAACGCAGTATGCCTACCGCAGTAATACAAACAGTTTACATTGGTTTAGAGCCATTTAGAAAATTTGTTAAAAGGAAGGGTGAAGGAGGTGAGAGCATTGTAGTGAAAGTGTAAGACCCTTAATCAAATTCAAAAAATTTAATCAAACTAATTGGAGGAAAATTAAAATGAAAATCAACATTAACAATATCTCAGAAGGTCAGATTATTAAAAACTACAAAATGTTATGTGCTGAATTAGGAATCGAAATGAAAAAGGGCGGTAGTCGTAAATTGCAACTTGAAGATTTAAAACGATACTTCGATTATTTAAAAGATGGTCATTCATTTATCATTAAAGAAATCTACGATGCACCAATTGAAAAGATTGATGGTCGTGGAAAGTCAGAAGGTAGTAGAGGAAATAATTCAGTTTATGGTGAGAACATTCAATTCTTAATTGCAGATTTATTGGTTAGACAAGAAGAAAAGCATATTTCAATTAGTCGTACTCAATTGCTAAATGTATTAAATATGGTAAATAGAAACTACGGTAAATGTAGTCAACGTGTTAAAGAGTTAGCAAGTATGTATCATATCGAACCTTACATTATTTATGACTTTTACAATACATCAAATGGTAATTTTAGAAGTGCAGTTGAAACGGCTTTAAAGAACCTTCATGACAAACGTTTACTATGGTATAGAGATATCGTTAAAGTTGGCTTGAAAGATGGTACACATAGAGACGCTACATATCTTGAAGAAGATAAAATTAATCGTTATGAATTGATCGCATTAGAAGAAACGCCAGAAGAATTTGAAACGGTTAGTTCTCTAATGATGACGAAACACTGGAAGCCATTTAAAGAAAGAGTTAATCAATTGTTAAATGAAAATACGAATATTGAATATTACTATAATGCTTACTTTATTTCAATTGAACACGATTATTTAGAAAAAGAACGAGATAAATTAATGAAACATCTTCTTGATGATGAGAATAGAAAGTCAATTAGAAAAGAATTAAATCAATCTGTACAATCAAATCTATCTAAGAATGGTCAGAAACGTCATGATAATGTTTTAAAAACTACATCTAATATGTGGAAGGTTAGAAATAAATTAGAATATCCAAGTAAAATTAATCAACTTGTAGAATTGCTTATTGATAGTAAACAGAATGATATTTCACTATTGTTGAATGAACACTCTAATAATAAACTTTCTAAGCAAACACAATCAAATATTGATGAATTATTTGCATAATAAAAAACGTACAACTTTCAAAACTCAATTTAAAATAATAAAACCTATAAAGATAAATAGAGGATTGAAAACTGTACGTTTTTTTTAATTAATAATATTACAACTTTGTGTAGCGAATGCGGAACAAAAAGGTATATAAATTAGGAATGCAACGTAGTGGAATGGATAATTTATGTAGCCAATCTTTTGAACTTAAATTAATCAAATAAAACTTAATCATATGGAGGAAATTAAAATGACAAACTTAACAAATCAAATTCACGTGTATCAATTAGGAACAGAAGCATTTTACAATGACAAAGAATGGAAATTACATAATCGTAAAATGAAAGCACATCAAATCATTAAGAATCTGAATAAGAAGAATAGCAGAATCAGAAAACGTATTGAAGAAACTAATCAATCTGTACGTGACATTAAGAATAGAGTCAATGAAAATATTAAATCATATGGTGAAGAATTAAATGAACTACTCAATGGAAACAAAGGAAGTCAGCGTGTATTACGTGTAAATGATGTTCTTAAAGATTCAAATGTAGTGAGTATGTTTGAGAGTGCTTTAAGTCGTGCTATTGGTGCTGAAACAAATGAATTAACTACTGATATTATCATTGTTGAGTGTTTCTATAAGCAAGTGTTAGAGGATATTCTTATCAATGGATTTACATGGTCATCTGAACGTTATATCCTTTTCTCAGCAAGCGCAGGACAGACACGCCAAGAAAAATGTGTGATGATTAAGGAAAGTAAATGGATTGAAGTTGAGAAAGAGTTAATGTGTGGCTTAACAATTGCTGATATTAATGCTAATGGTGGAATGAATATAAGTAAACTACTTGCCTATAAAGCATTAGCAAATAGTGCTACATCTGTATGGGAAGATTTCAAGATTGAGCAATGCATTGTTGTAGATGATATGGAAGTAATGGTTCATGGTGATGTAGATTACATTAACACTGATACATACAAAATTGAACGTAAAGAAGATTATGGAGTACCGATTGAAATTACAGATGGTTGCGGAATGATACTTCCAGAGTTATCAGATAAGAATTTCATGTTTAGAGCACCATTTTTCAAAGGTCTTTTATCACCGTTCGATTTCCGTAATAAAGAGTTTATGACAGATGGAAAGTTGATTGTAAATGATATCTATGGCACACCTCATGATATTATTGCAGAGGACATAAAAATCATCTTCACAAAAAGTCAATTTAAACTTCACTCATTCTTCACTGATTGGAATGATTATGTAGAGAAGTTCAATGCGAACTCCTGTACAGCAGGTAAGTTGAATGAAGAAGATGATGAAGAACAGGACAATAAGCGACTTAATTATCAAATGCTCCAAACATTGCACTCTATGACTAACAGCGAACTATCAACTATTGCAGAT